TGAAACGTTAGAAGACTTTGATGTAGAGTTTAGAAGACCTAATGCTCAGGGTGGTGTTCAACAGTTAGTACGAAACACGGTTGATGGATCACGGCCCGGGTATAGTGGTAGAAACAAAGGTATAGGGAGCGGTAGTCCAGGAGTTCCTAAAACTTATGAAACTGTAAGAGATCAATTATACACTGAAGAAATTAAAGCAAAAAAAGCAAAAACAAATAAGTTAAAATTTCAAGCAACACCTGTTGGTGAAAGATTACAATGGATAGCTAACAATGGTAAAAATTATAGTGACCCTGAAACTTTTATTAAAGCTTACGAAAAACATTTTAAACACAAAATAGGATCTAAATCAGATTCTCTTTTTAATACATCGGGTAAAAAATTTCTTACACAAATAGATAATTTAATTAATACAGGAAGAGACGCTCAAGATTTATTTACACTTAAAAAAGGATTTAATGAAGAAGAACTATTTAAAGCTTCTATGATTCAAAATAATCCTGAAATAAAAAAAGAATTTAAAACATTGTTTAAAGACATACATAAAAATGTAAGTGTTTATTCTGAATTAGGACCAGAAGGTATTGTTGAAAAATTAAACAAAGGTAAACTATTAAACGATTTTGATTTTATTAAATCAACTTTAATAGGTAATAGAGAGATTGGTGGTGTGCACTCTGGGATTACAAGAAATAGTTTATTAAATGCAGCTGGAGTACCAACAGAACATTTAACGTCTTATCAAAGTGTAAGAAAACCACTAATGGCAATATCAGAAATTATAGAAAATTTAAAAAATCCAAGCAAAGCAAAAGAGTTTGGAATTAGTCCAACAACAGCTACAAAAATAAGAGGACAATTAGAAAATTTTTTAGAAGGTGAAAAAAATCTTAGAGCAGATATAAAAAAAATAAATACTCAAATTGGTGATGTAAAATTTAACAACATATTTGGTGGAGTAAATTTTGAACACACTTTAGCAAAACAATTTGGAAAAGATTACAACTATCTACCTAGAAATTATTTATTAAAAGGTCAGTTCACAACAAAAGCTTTTAACATGATGAAAAAAGATGCGTTTGATTTACCATTGATTAGATTAATGAAACAATACGAACAAGGAAAAGTTTCTGGTGCAAAGGTTCAAACATTTATTGATGACTTTAATGCAAAGACAAATAACTATGCTGATTTTAAATTTGACGTAGACAAGGGAAAACTTGGATACACAAGTGATTCGGTAACTTACGATTTAAGTAGATATAATGATCCAAATGTTGCAAGACAAGAATTAATTGACAATATTAAATTAACACAATCTGACACTTTTCAAAAAGGAATGAAAAATACGGTAGGATCAGGTAATCAATTAAAATTGTTTAGATCTAAAGAAGCTGGTAATATTTTAAAAAAATTATTAAAAGAACTTTGCCCACGAGGAGGCAGTGCATCAGGAGGCAGGATTGGTTTTAATACTGCTGGAGCGGTATTAGGTAGTGGTGCAAACTGTGGAAGAAACCATATGAATAAATTATTAAAAAACGGAACTGGAACTACAGAAGAAAGAAATTTAATTAGACAAGTAATGAAAGCTGGTTTTGATTTTGCAAAAGGCACCGGGAAAGTGGCTGTAAATTTATTAAACCCAAAAGAATTTTTAAAATTAAAAAACTGGGTGGGAAAACCAGCGATGGCATTTATGGCAGCTGTTGAAGGACTAGACGTTGCTGATAGATGGATAAGACAAGGTATACCAATTAACGAAGCGTTGGGTGAAAAATGGACAAAATTTTTAATGCCAAGATCTTTACAAGAATATCAAGTTGAAGGAATGAGAGAAGCGAATGCTTTAAGTAGTCCTGCTTCTAAACGTTATGCTAAAGGCATTGAGATTAGTAATGATTTAACAAGAGCCTACGATCAGTTAGAAATGTTGGAAAAAGGTGAAACAGCAAAATTCAAAAAAACAGGTGATGCAGAACGAATTGCAAATTTAAAAAAATTAATAAGAACTAAAGAAAAAAAATATTATGACTATTTATATCAAACAGATGAAAAAGGAAATGTTTTAGGAGATGGAGAATTAGATTTTAAAAAAGATTATAACGAATATAGAGCAACAACTAAAAAAGGAAGAGATTTTGGGTTATTCAAAACAACAGGAAGAGATTTTACAGATTTAAATATTCCATTTACAGATATTGGAGGAATGAATGACATGGGAACCGATGAAATGTCTGGATTAAAAATTAAAAAAGATTATTTTCCAATGTATGAAATAGGTACATCAAAAATTCCTTCAGAACAAGAATTGGCTTTTGATGCAACGTTAGCTAAAGAACCTTTTGTACGTGAAAGACTTGTTCCTCTTCCACAACTTAAAAATTTTAAATATCAAAACAAGGAACTACCTACTCAAAATAGAATAAACGTAGAAAATGTTCTTACAGATCAGGGTGTTTTACCTCCAAGAACTAGTTTAAGTGAAATTCCTCTTTCTGGTAAAGAATATACCTATGATTTATTAAAAGATTTAACAGATGATTATAATCGTACACAAAAATCAAAAGAGGCACGAATGTATCCTGCTTTTGGAGGATCACAATTTTCAGAAGGTGGTATAACAACATTAAGGAGTAAATATGAGTATAAAAAATAAACCAACAAACAAGAAACCAAGTTTATCAAAAAAACTTCAAGCTAATCCTGGTTTTAAATGGTGGGCAGTACCACCTAAAAAAGGACCTCTATCACAGGGGTTGAAATTACCACAAAAACAAGTTAAGAAAGTCTAGGAGAAAATATATGGCAGATATAGACAAGTCTCTCCCTAACGATAAAAGACCTGAAGAAGTTGCAGAAGAGGTTAACGTTGAGGAGATTTTAGAAACCGAAAAAGGACCAATCGAAGTTACAGAAGATGAAGAGGGAGCTACAATTGATTTTGACCCTCGTGCAATGCAAATGCCAGATGGTGGAGATCCGTTTGCAAACTTAAACGAATTACTTCCAGAAGAAGACACAGATTTAATTGGTAGTCAATTACAACAAGACTACATGGAATATAAAGTGTCTCGTAAAGATTGGGAGCGAGCATATATTACAGGTCTTGATTTATTAGGATTTAAATACACAAACAGAACAGAACCTTTTCAAGGAGCATCAGGTGCAACTCACCCTGTGCTAGCTGAAGCTGTAACTCAGTTTCAAGCGTTAGCTTACAAAGAATTATTACCGGCAGATGGACCCGTTAGAACAATGGTAATGGGTAAATCAGATCCACAAAAAGAAATGCAAGCACAAAGAGTTAAAAATTTTATGAACTATCAGATTATGGATCAGATGAAAGAATATGAATCTGATTTTGATCAAATGTTGTTTTACTTACCTCTTGCAGGTTCTACTTTTAAAAAAGTTTATTATGACGATTTATTGGGACGAGCAGTTTCTAAGTTTGTTCCAGCGGATGACCTTGTTGTTCCGTATACGGCTACCTCATTAGACGATGCGGAATCTGTCATTCACGTTGTCAAGATGTCAGAAAACGAATTAAGAAAACAGATGGTATCTGGTTTCTATTCTGACATCGAGTTGACAAAACCTAATGGCACAGTCACTAACGAACTCGAAGAAAAAGAGAGAGAAGTTGAAGGTGTTACAAAATCCCAAAGAGTAGATCCTTTATACACAATTCTAGAATGCCACGTTAATCTAGACTTAGAAGGATTCGAAGATGTTGGTCCCGACGGAGAACCAACGGGAATAAAATTACCTTACGTCGTATCAATCGAAGAAGGTAGTAGGAAAGTTTTGTCGATTAGACGAAACTTTGCGCCCAATGATCCAAAGAAAAGTAAAATCCAATATTTTGTCCACTTCAAATTTCTGCCAGGACTAGGATTTTATGGCTTAGGATTAATTCATATGATTGGCGGATTGAGTCGTACTGCAACTGCGGCTCTCCGTCAGTTATTAGATGCAGGGACATTATCAAACCTACCAGCAGGATTTAAGCAAAGAGGTGTCAGAGTAAAAGATGATGCCGCAAATATACAACCAGGAGAATTTAAAGATGTTGACACTCCAGGTGGTAATCTAAAAGATGCATTCGTATTCTTACCTTACAAAGAACCATCACAAACTTTATTACAGTTGATGGGAATTGTAGTTCAAGCAGGACAAAGATTCGCGTCCATTGCTGACATGCAGGTTGGGGACGGGAATCAACAGGCCGCTGTTGGTACAACTGTAGCTCTTTTAGAACGTGGTTCAAGAGTGATGTCAGCAATCCATAAAAGACTTTACGTAGGTCTAAAACAAGAATTTAAATTACTTGCCAAAATATTTGGTGAGTCATTACCACCAGAATATCCGTATGATGTTGCTGGTGCATCAAGAAATGTTAAAGCAACAGACTTTGATGAAAGAGTAGATGTTTTACCGGTAGCTGATCCTAATATATTCTCAATGAGTCAGAGAGTATCTTTAGCACAAGAACAATTAAGATTAGCAACTTCTAATCCTCAAATGCACAACATGTATTCTGCATACAGAGGAATGTATGAGGCAATTGGTGTAAAAGATATTGACAGAATTTTACCACCACCTCCCCCTAATCAACCAAAAGATCCAGCAATAGAACACATTGATGCTATGGGTATGAAACCTTTTCAAGCGTTTCCTGGTCAAGATCACAGAGCACACATTACAGCTCACTTAAATTTTATGGCTAGTAATTTTGTTAGAAACAATCCTAGCATTACTGCAGCGTTAGAAAAAAACATTATGGAGCACATATCATTAATGGCACAAGAACAGGTACAATTAGAATTCCCACAAGAATTTCAAATGTTACCACAACTACAACAAATGGCTGTACAAAACCCACAAGCACAACAACAGATGCAACAAATATCTCAAAAGATAGAAGCTAGAAAAGCATTGTTGATTGCTGACATGACTGAAGACTTTATGATGGAAGAAAAGAAAATAACTTCTCAATTCGATCATGATCCATTATTAAAATTAAAACAAAGAGAAGTTGATTTAAAAGCAATGGACGCAGAGCGTAAGATGAAAGAAG